CAGAATATGGGAAGAATGTCACTTGACATGTACAGTTAAGTCGTTCTCCGCAGGGGTTAAAATGAATATACAATACCAGCAGAAGTCCGGAGACGCTACAACTTCTTTACGTAACACAATGGTAAATATGTGTACGGTCTTGTACGCTTATGACGTGAAAGATTACAGAGTTGCTTTCTTTCTAGGGGATGACTCCTTACTTATATTTAGTTCTTTGCCTAAATTACGACCAGATTGTGCAGACATACTGGCTAAGTGTTTTAATCTTAAATGTAAAACGCTATTAAGTAGGAGAGGTTATTTTTGTTCTATGTATCTGTGTTTAGGCACAGATGGTTATCGGTTTTTACCCGACCCGATCAAACTCATAGAGAAGCTTGGGAATAATAGTATTGAAAAGAAATCAGATTTAGAGGATAAATACATCTCATACTGCGATTACGCAAAGAGATACTCTGATTATGTAGCTAATGAATATTGCAGCGCTAGTGTGGCTGCAAGAAATAGAAGTTCTTATAATTGTGTGGCTGCTGTAAACACCTTATACAGCATTACTGGGAATAAAGAATTTTATATGGATCTTTGGTGTTGAGGCAATAAATCATCTACTTTCACACAAATCACAAATATACTTCATGTCCTTCAATTTTGATTTCTTGAATACTTCCTCAGCTAATACCAGTGTCGAACATATCAAACACCCGTCAATCATCATCGAAAAACCAACATTCACATTAATTCTCGTACTTAAAGTTAATATCTTATATCAACAAATATCTGAATATATCACACGTGCTAATCTCATCTCTCAAAGAGATCATATTAAAACGGTCATACTAGAGCATAATAAAGAAATAACGAATGGCTTACAATCCCGGGTTGATGGACTACAATGCAATGGTAGCGATCTTACCAACGGGGGAGGGGATAGATGGGGTAGCTACGACCGCACAGGTCGATGCGATAAAGGCCGCTCTTGTTACACACCTGGATCTGCTTACTGGTGCAGGACCTGCCAGGAATATCACCGGGCCTGAGTACGCTATTGCGTACAACAACATACTTGTGCATTTTGCACACCAGGGGACGTCCCCTTACGCAGTGTACAAAGCTCATTGGAATCAGAATATCGGTGGGGCTATAGTGAACAATATCTCTCTGGACGATATAGCTAAGGTTATACGCCGTACCTGCTCTGTGAGACATTTCCACAGGGCTGAAGCCAATAATGTGTACCGTATCTCCAAGCTGCAATCACTCAGATTCAACTGGGGTAGAGAAAATGGGGTTCCGGAAGGGTTTGGATATATTGGCTTTGATACTGCCGATTATATAACTACGCCTTTATCTCACGAAGAAAGAAAAGCCATCAATTCTGCATTCCATTATGCAGCGAGGTTTGCTGCCACGTCTGTCGTTACAGATACTGGGGACCGTTGGAGCGCCGGTACGTTATCTTTACCAGATACCAAATAGGGCGTACCGTTACCTTTTTCCTGAGGTAGCAGATGTGAGTGGGGTGCATAGTTGGAGAGTGGCGAGTAGTAGGACCGTTTATCATACTTATTCTATTATACATGCAAAATTAATAACCTACGTAAGGGAGGCTGGTAATCGCGTATGGGATACGGTGGTACAAGAGGACGAGTTCAATTACGTTCTCCTGTTATTAAACATTATGTTAGCTCATGGTGAACCTTCTCGGCACCAACAGTATTCCTGTTGGGTGGATATTAAAATTTTTCAAAAAACTTACAATATCGATCTAGGAGAATTGGTTGGGTGTATAGAGTCTACGCCCATCCAGTTTTTAAATTACCACGCCGAGAGCATATACCAGTATTGTAAGAAAAATAACGTGAATCTTGAGTTCGGACGACTATTTGGGTTACCTGGTAATTATCCTGG